AGTTAGGGGCGGTCTTCGGATCGCCTCTTTCTTTTTGTTTAAACCTAGTGTATTCTGTCTTTACTAGGGCAAACATCAGCTTTGTAGACAGGTTACCGCCCTCCTGACGTTGCATAGACTACAGAGCGAATCCTTATGCAAAGGGTACTAAAATGGCTTCGACTACATTTTCAGGTCCGGTGACCTCAACCGCTGGTTTTATCGGCGATATCAAGGTTCCAACATACACAGTTGCAAACGCTCCTTCCGCTTCCGATGCTGGAGCTGGTACGCTTGTGTACGTTTCTAACGGCGCAGCAGGCGCAGCTATCTTGGCCTTCTCTGACGGCACTGATTGGAAGCGTTCTGACACAGGTGCCACAATCGCCGCAGCATAAGGAGTTAGGTTATGAGTAGGTTTAAAGCACCCTCTGCCGAAGAACTCGCACGGCGTGGCCTTAACTCTGACGGTTCTCCTATAGAGGCAACAAAAGTTCGCGCTCGAAACAAAAATGGTACGCTTAAAGCAGACGACCCTTCTACGCCTCATGTAAATGAGGCTTGGGAAGCGAAAACTGCAAAGAAAAAGAAGGGCTAACAAATGGCTGGTTCTGATGTAAGAGCAAAACGGTTAACTGCCACTGGTTCCGCTGGTGTCGGCCCGGCTCGCATACGTCAGGTTCAAGTTAAAACAACCACCGGATCACCCCGTCTGACTATTTCAGACGGGAACGGGGGCTCCACTGTTTTAGACATGGACTTAGACGCTTCGGACACTCATTCCGTAAACATTCCGGATGAGGGTATTCGTGTTGCAGATATCTATGTGGCTACCTTTACCGCTTGTACGTCGGTAACGGTTTTTTATAGCTAAACGGAGGCTCGAATGGCTCGTGAAGTTAGTTCCATATCAAGAGTAGGGACTTCAGAGCCTTTTGAGCTTCAAGTTTCCCGCGGGCAAATTGCCTACCACTATCCGCTGTTCAAGTTCGGCAACAACACTACTGTTGGAGACAGTTTGGAAACCATATGGGCAGAAGGTGGCCTCTATAGTTACTTGACTGCGGCAACTGTTCTAAAAGTTTCTAGTTCATCTACAGACGACACTTCTGCGGGAACAGGGGCAAGGACAGTCCAACTGTATGGGCTAGACGCTAATTACAATGAAATAAACGAACTTGTTACTTTAAACGGACAAACCGCTGTAAATACCACGCAATTATTTTTACGCATATACCGTATGGTTGTGCGTTCTGCGGGATCGGGTGGAGCAAATGCAGGTGTTATTTATGCGGGAACAGGCACGGTAACGACAGGTGTACCTGCAAATGTTTATGCTTCCGTAAACGGAGTAACAGGAGCAAATCAGAGCTTGATGGCTCTTTGGACTGTTCCTGCGGGATACACGGCGTACCTACTCCAATATGACGTATCTAACGGCACATCATCTCAAACGCCTGCGGTCTGCAAACTGATTTTAGCGGTGAGGCCGTATGGCGAAGTGTTTCAGTCAAAGGATGTTAAGTCTTTAACAACAGGAATGCACGTTGAAGAAACTTTTGCATTGCCTGTAAAAATAGAAGAAAAGTCTGACATAGAGGTAAGGGCGATATCGTCCTCCAACTCTGTCAATTTTGACATTTCTGCGGCGTTTGAGATTGTTTACATTAAAAATGGAGACACTTTTTAATGCCTAAAAAGAAAGATAGTCGCTTAGAACGCGCAGGGGTTAGCTATGGCTACGACAAAAGACGTAACTAGAACACCTTCGGGACGAATAAAATACCGCGGGGAGACTTTTCCCGGCTTTAACAAGCCTAAACGAACTCCTAACGCGTCTAAAAAAAGCGCCGTTTTGGCTAAAAAGGGCAGCGAAATAAAGCTTGTGAGGTTTGGCGACCAAAACATGTCCATAAAAAAAGACCAGCCCGGTCGCCGGAAGAATTTCAGGGCTCGGCACTCGTGTGACACTGCAAAAGACAAATTCACGGCCCGGTATTGGTCCTGTAAGGCTTGGTAACATGGAATATTCTAGGAAATCTAAAAAAGCTTCTTCCAAAAGCAAGGGCAGTAAGATTTGTCCGGAAGGTAAAGCTTGGGCACAACGAACTTTTGACACTTACCCCTCTGCTTATGCCAATATGGCTGCTTCTAAGTATTGCAAAGACCCTAACTACGCCAAAAAATCTAAAGGCGGAAAACGGAAGGGCTCGTAATGGGAAAATTAAAGGATTGGGTTGATGAAGATTGGGTCAGAATTGACAGCCAAGGTAATATCGCAGGCAAGTGCGGGACTTCTAAAAATAAAAAGAACCCTGATCGATGCCTTCCACGATCTAAAGCAGAGAGTCTTAGCAAGTCTGAGCGAGCTTCTACGGCTCGCAAGAAAAAGCGTGAAGGCGCTAAAGGAAAGCAAGTTGTTTCGAATACAAAAGCCGCCAAAGTAACTCGTTTGGCCTGTGGTGGAGAAGTGTCTGCAACTAAAGCAAAACGTCCTTTTAACGGTAAATCCAAACCCGGAACGGCTGTGGCAAGGGGTTGCGGCATTATCTTGGCGGATCGTCGTAAGAGAACAAAAGGTTCGGTGACTCAGGGATGAACTTAGGTTTTTACAGTGATCCTACGGAAAAAGCTCTGGTCAATGAGATTATGAGTTGGTCTAAGGTTGCGTTAGAAGAACCTAGTGTGCATTTTAACGGACTTCCACCGTGTCCGTTTGCAAAAACGGCGTGGTTAGAAGACAAGGTTTCAATACTTTTTAAAAAAGAAGATTCCTATCAAACCCTGTATTCGTGCATTTCTATGTTTGATGACGCGTTTGATTTGGTAATTATTGTTGACTTAAAAAACACAAAGAATCCCGAAGACTTTCACGAATATTTGGACGATCTAAATCTTAGAATTTCTGAAGGTATGTTTATAGACAAAGACATTTGGTTAATGGGGTTTAATCCAGAAGATGAGCCGAGCGATTTTGTAGAAGACGTTACTTTTAATTATGACGTTGACGATGAATATAGCATGATTTTTGTTCAAAGACTTTCTAAGTTACAGGAAGCAGCAAACAGGTTGGACAAAAAGGGATACTATGATAGTTATGACGGTGAATACAACTCTACAGAAATATACTTTAACCGTGAAAAACTGTACAGGAGACTAAAAAATGGCGATGAAACCTAAAAAGATGCGTGGCGGCGGCATGGCAAAGAAGCTGCGTGGCGGCGGCATGGTTAAGAAGCTGCGTGGCGGCGGCATGGTTAAGAAACTTCGTAGCGGTGGAGCCGTTCGTAAATCTAAAAAGTAGGCTAAAATGACGTTATCTGGAACATCGGACTTTGAACTAGACGTTGCTGAGTATATTGAAGAAGCTTTTGAACGTTGTGGTTTAGAGGTCAGGACCGGGTATGATTTAAAAACTGCAAAACGGTCTTTAAATCTTATGCTTGCGGAATGGGCAAATCGCGGTCTAAATCAGTGGACTATAAAGCAAAGAAGCTTTACCTCGACTCAGGGGGATGGCGATATTTCGATAAGTGCCGATGTTATAGACGTTTTATCGGTTGTGGTTCGTCGAAGTAACACCGATTACGCTTTGGATCGGGTTAGTCGAGATACCTTTTTATCTATTCCGAACAAAACAAGTCAGGGCCGACCTTCTCAGTTTTTCTTAGATCGTCAAACTACGCCTGTTTTGCAGATATGGCCGCGACCTGAAAACAATACGGATGTAGTTATCTATGATGCGTTAACTCGTATGAATGATGCGGATGGTCAAACCAACACGCTTGATATGCCCTTTCGTTTTTACCCTTGTTTGGCCGCAGGGCTAGCGTATTATATTTCCATGAAAAGAGCTCCGAACCGTGTGCAGCTTTTGAAAGCTGTTTATGAAGAAGAGTTTGAAAGAGCTATGACTGAGGACCGAGACAGGTCTTCTTTTAACGTTGTTCCGCAGTATCAGTACTTTAGGACTAACTAATGAGTAAGTTTGCGTCTGGTAAAAACTCTTTTGCTATCTCTGACCGATCCGGATTCCGGTATCGGTACAAGGACATGCGTAAAGAGTGGACCGGGGCGCTTGTTGGTAAGGATGAGTTTGAGTCTAAGCAGCCCCAACTAGGCCCTTTTCCCAAAGTTATAGACCCGCAAGCTTTAAAAGATGCGCGTCCAGATACTAGCAACCCTACGAGTGCCTTTTTAGTGGTTACGACTAACGGCATTGTTTATTTAGGTAACGGTAATTGGAGCACGGCGGGAACTGCGGAAATGCCCACAGAAATACCTAACACAGTAGCCCTTTCTGGCGGCGTTGGAACAGTAACGGTGGTGACAACATGAGTTTTACATATGCGCAGCTAAAGCAGGCTATTCAGGATTATACGGAGAATGACGAGACATCCTTTGTAACAAACCTGCCTTTGTTTATTCGTTTATCTGAAGAACGAATCTTAAAAATGGTTCAATTAAGTTTGTTTCGTAAAAATTCTACGGCTTCTACAACAAACTCAAATCAATATTTAGCTTGCCCCAGTGATTTTTTGGCTCCTTTTTCGTTAAGTCTAACCGGCTCGAACGGTGATAAATTTTTTGTAGAGTTTAAAGA